AATGACCGTTCTGAAATCTGTATTACTTGAAAGAACACAAATCAAATTAAACGTTGTGTTATTAGTTCTTTCCTTATTAATACCATTACCTAATCGGTTCTTACCGCGACCCATAGATACAAATTTTAAGAACTCATGCAAATCATCTGCAGTTACATCTGTAAATTCATCTACAGCTGTAGGTAAGTTATTCATATAACCTAAACGATTAACTACAGAGTTTTGAGTATCACCCCATACGTTAATAAGTTTAGCATTGATGTTAGGGTCTCCATATACACTAGTCATAGCTTGTAGAATAGTAGACTTACCTTGTCCTGTTTTAGGATTGTAGAAACTTATAACGGCTGATTGTTCTTTACCACCAAACAATGGCATTAGTAATGAGCCAAAAGCACAGAAGAAACCAAATGCACGTAACTCCATACCTGGTCGTTCGTATACACTAATAGCTTCTTTCCATAATTCATAAGTTCCTTGCTTGTGTAGCTTAGAATTGATTTCATCTAGGTCTGTTGATACAGGAACATAGGTTGAACGATATGCATCTATCTCACGATTACCTATAAGTATCTTATTGAATGTTTTGTTCCAACCATATTGTTTATACATGGTAGTAGCAGACTTCTCTTTTTGTTTAGCACGAACTACATCTGCAATATAAGCCATTAGATTATCTAGCTGTTTACCATAGCAAACAATACCATAGGATACAATCAAGTCACGAGCCTTATCCTTAGCTAAAACTGTAGCTAATGGTGCTATAAACTCACGAACTCCGTCTTGTGGTAGATGAACTTTAAACCAACACATTTCACCTGCTACAGAGTCATGCATTCTATCTACAAGGTAAAAGTCATGCTCATAAACTTGTATGCCATTATCACTTTCATCGGGTAGTGATTTATAAATGCCACCATTCTTACCTCTGAAGTAAGGGTGTGGTAAGTCTGGTATTTCATACTTTAATTCTTCACCAAACTCATAAGACTTAGCTGTTACTATATTATCTGCGCCACGAGCACGAGCAATAATTCTACCTAGTTGAATAGGTGAAGTTATCTTACCTTTGTGCTTACAATCTTTACATCCTTCTGGTCGTTTATTCTCAAACTCGCGACATGTATGTGGTGCAGGGATGCGACTAGCTTTATCCTCTGTTACATTAAAATCATAACCAGGATGATGTTTTGATATAGTATGTATAGCTGTGTCAGAATCTTCACAGAAAGCCGCGATAGATAAACCAGACCTCCACAAAGGTTCTTCAATTTCTTTTTGTTTTGTGGCTATATGCATTAGCTGTGCACAACCATCGTTCTTACGACAACGCTGAATAATTTTAATAAAGCTTGATGAACTATTTTCCATCAATAGTTTGGTAGCTTCATTCATTTCTTTTTTGACACGAGGCTTAGGAACTAAATGAATAGGGATATAAGATGCTATCTCATCAAATGACGTTGGTGTCCCTTGATTTAACATAACAACATCTTTAGGATTAAATCTATCCTTAAAGTTCTTTGTATTAGGCACTCGAAGCATACGAGATGAATCTGATGTGCATGCACGATCAGCTTTAAAGCCATGTTTCTCGCATAGGAATTTTAGTCCTTCAGCTACAGGTTGCCATGCAGCTTTAGGAACAGGGTAAGTAAAAGGCCAGTAACAGTGAATACCATTACCAGAATCTATTATGGTAGGTTCGGGTAGTTTGGCAGCGTCTGTAAACTTACGTAAAGCTTTTAAACCGTCTTCCTTAGTTCGATAGTCTTTCCACTTATTCTTTTCTTCGTCAAAGCCACAGTCAATATCAAGCCAGAGAATTTTCTCTTCCTTAACATTGTCCTGTGTCTTCTCAGTTCCTTCTTTAAATGTAGAACAAGCAAAGTAGACATCTCGATTAAGAGATAACTGTTTGTTAACTTCGTTTACTGCATCATCAATAGTTTCTAGAAAGACAGGGGTGACTGCCTTACCATCTTTATTAATAATGCAATACCAGCCTTCTTCAGACCATACGTGCTGTAAAAAATCTTTTATTTGCATTATTCTCTCACAATTGGTGGGCTACTCGCGGTTTATATAAATGCAAAAATACCGTCTAAAGAATTTAACATACACATAAAAAGTGCTTTCGCCCATTAACTATTTACCTTCCCAATCAGCTACTAAATCATCTAGGCTAATATCACCTTGATCGATTTTTGGTTTAGGTGCTGGTGTTGGTTCTGCCGCTGGTTTAGAATCTCTAACTACAGGGTCTGGAATGTTATCAACAGGTGCAGGTTGTGCTACAGGTCTTTGAATTGGTTTTTGTTCAAACTCAACACCATCTTCATCAGTCTTATCTGTAGCTACAGTTAACACGATAGCACGTTTAGCATCTTCAGTATGTGATTTTTGTTGTGCAATATTAAATTGCTCATCAGTTAATCTACCGATAGCTTTGAACCCAATGTTAGAAGTATCAGTGCCTACAGTCATACGAGAAATAACTGTGCCTAAACTTTCACCATTAGCTTTTAAGTAATCATTATAGAAGTGTAAAGGTCTTCTTTCTGGAACACCATCACCAAAGATAGATGTAGCAGATAGTTTAACTCTGTAAACTTCGCCTGCCATATCACTAGCTAATACAACTGCGATATTACGGCTAAAGCGACAAGCCTTAGAAGTTCCTGGTCCAGAACCTGCTATGTTTTGTGGGCAGTTAGTGCAACTAACTGATTGTTTTTCAACAACTTCTGGTGCAGGTGATTGGCTATCATGAGTCCAACATGTAGGCGGTTTTCTTTTTTGTGCCTTCGGGTCATATTGTTCTTTATAGTATTGTCTGTGAACTGCGGGTGAGATGTTAACAATAACAACGTCTAAATGCTTTTGGTCTGTGCGACTCATTTCTTTGCCATTAACTTTCATGACAAAGCTATTGTTTTGGATAGTAATACTTTTTGATGTAATTGTTGATGCTGTTACATTAGAACTAAAACCATCGTCTCGTTTAGCGTGTTCAACCACGCCTGTTGATTGTGTAAAAATATCTAATTCTGTACTCATACTGTCTCCTTATTATCTTTGTTTCTACGAATTTGAACTGCATACTCTTGAGTAGTTTGTAATCCTGGTGGTGCTAGGTTAGGATTAGTTGCAATGAAATCTTTCATATTAGTTTGGCTAATACGTTTTTCCATTAACTCTAGTGCATCGTTCTCTTTAAGGAAGTTATACATAGAAGGCCAATCACTTGTCCAATATCTGGTTTTAAGTGTTCTAGTTAATGTTCCTACTTTTGTTTTTAAACTACTTACATTTAATTGACGGCACGCTTCGTTTAAAGCAAATTGCACTTGTTCACGTTGTGCCTTGATTTCTTTGATTTGATTTTCTAAATCATCTATCTTGTCTCTCATGGCTATTTCTGTAGTCATAAGCTTTTCTAGATTTACTTCGTTAATTTCCATACTTCCTCCTCTTGAAAATTGAATTGTTATTATAACACATCTTTACGTTTACGTAACTTTCTTGCTTCTTTTATTTCTTTATTTATTTCATACTCAGTTACAGCCACAAAAAATACTGTAACTAACACAATCATGGTTAGAATACCACCTATCCATTTTAAGTATATCATTCGTTTATCTCCTCTTTATATAAGTCTACTAATTTAATATGATGGTCTATCTTGTTTTGTAACATCTTGTAAATCTTTGTTTCTACAGGACTTCCTTGCAAATGCACAACAGTCATAGGATTTCTTTGACCTGCACGATCAACACGTGCACAGCATTGTATGTATGTTTCAACTGACATTACAGGACTCCAAAACACAACTACGTTCGCTGCGTGAAGTGTGACACCATGTGATGCGGCTTGAGGTTGAATGACTAATACTTGTGGGTCTTTTGTTTCTTGAAAATTCTTGAATATTTCTGAACGTTTATTCATAGATACATCGCCATGTATTGTGTCACATGATATTTTATCTTTTTGTAACTCAGCCATAACTTTCTCAATACTATGACGGAAAGGGCAGAACACTAATACCTTATGGCTTGCTTCACTAATGATTTCTTTTAAAGCAGTCATACGATTTGATATATCAAACTCAACTACTTGACCATCATCAGAATAGATTGACCCTGCACTAACTTGTAATAGTTTGGTTAGCATTACTCCTGCATTAACTGCCGTTACATCTACTCCCGCAGTTTGTACAAACATATCTTTCTTTAATTTCTTATAATACTTTTCTTGTTGTGGGGTTAGTGGGACTTCACGAGTCTGATACATAACGGCAGGTAAATCTAGACACTCTGCTTTTGTATATCTTATAGCAGGTTGTAGAGTTTTAAATACGGTATCTTGAGCATTAAAGCGTGGCACCCAAGTAAACTGTCCTATCTTTTGCATTACCATATCTTTGAATGTGCCTGCGTATTTAGGAACTGATGAAGGGTTAACTAGTTTAGCTAATCCATAAGCATCGGCAGGTGATTGTGCGGCAGGGGTTCCTGTCATGAGCCATACCCATGTGTTAGGGGTAACAACTTTATTTATTGATTTCCATCTACGTGTAGTTACAGTTTTAATATAGTTAGCTTCGTCAACTACGACTAAATCAAAACCGCCATTCATAATCTCTTTTTCTACAATCTCAATACCATCGTAGTTAATAATAACTACATCAGTATTCTCTGCAAATACTTTCTTTCTTTTTTCGGCTGTGCCATGTGCAATACCTACAGTTCTATGCATAGCTGTTTTAAAGAAATCTGATTGCCATGCTGCCTGCATAATAGATAATGGACAAACAACTAACATACGTTTGACTAAACCTTTTTTCATAAGGTAGTCTGCTGCCCATATAACTGCGGAAGTTTTACCTGTGCCTGCTTCGCTTAAACAATAAGCACGTTTATGTGCCGATAGAAATTCGGCAGTAGTTCTTTGATGGTCAAATGGTTTGTGAATACCAGGCCAATCATATTCTTTACTTATAGGTGATGGTGGGTTTTTTACTCTTAAAGATGATAGAGCAAGCACTTCATCTAAACCCCAATTAACAATGACTTGTGCTACGCCATTCTCATGAGTTTTAATAATCTTGCTCTTAGGTATTTTATCTAAAATTAATTGTGGTCTTTTCGTATTAACGATTAGAGCCTTGTCTTTGTAAATTTCCATTACTCTTTATCTACTTTAGTTGGATGTTCTATTGTAATCCTATGTTCCTCAAAGTCAAATACTTTTTGAACTTCCCCTGTAGATTTATTTAATTCATACTCTGCTAATTCTTTTATCTTAGCATATTGTTCGTCTGTTAATTGTCCATCATCTAACTCATAAAGTAATTCTTCATTTGCTTTAATACTTTCTTCTAACGCTTTTTTCTTTCCAAAGATTAAATCAAAATTCTTTTCAAACATTTCAGTGTTAGGTTTGGATACTATCCATGCTCCTGTTATATCGTTTTTACTAGCCATTTAAATCTCCTTATAAAAAGAAAATAGACACGCCACCGAGAGAGGGAAGTGACGTGCCTACTGTCTACTATAGCGTAGATTATTTATTTTAGAAAGGAAACCTACCTATAGTTGACACGGTTTTTCCGCACTCGTGCCTTGCGGTGAAACTATTTATTTTTTCTTGTTAGGAACATTCCGTTTCAATGATTTATCACTGTTACGTGGGAATGAACTGTTCTCACTCTTTGTTCTTACACGCATGTTGCTAATTGTATTAGCCCCACCTTTACTTAAAGGTTTGATATGATCGACATCCATACCATCACCTTTATGAACTTTACCCAAACGCATCATCATACGTCTAGCTTT